TGCAGGATCTTCTTTTTTGTGTATGGTACATCGTAGGCCTCGCCCCAGTCCCACAGTCGCCGCACGAGCACCGCAGGATACTCGCTGTTGCGCAGAAAAACGTGAATGTGCAGGCTGTCATGCAGCCCCTCGATGCGATAGACGTAGTCGACCGGCCTGCCGCTGCCCCAGCGCTTGAGGCGCTTGAGGTAGGTGTTCCAGATCTGTTGTACCTCTTTTCGATTCGCCGGTAGATTCTCCGGCGCGAACGTCAGCGAGTGGAAAACGCCGTCGTATTCAAAGAGCGCAAGCCGCAGCTCCAGCTTGTCGACGGTCGTGCGGCTCATTGCCGGCCCGCAGCGGGAACGGATGCACTCGCCGTTCTTCCGCAAAAAGCACGCACGATCCGTCGAAAACACCTTGACCAAAGGGCCCGCCCGCTGCTTTACGATGCAATATTCATCCATACAGATGACTTCCCAACATTCCGGAAACAGCGCCGGTCATATCGCCCTCAATAACGGTATTTTTCAGCTGCTTGTAGTAAATCCGCAAAAGTTCAACGCATAATCTGTTCATAATTCGTATATGCGAAGTTCTTCCGTCGCACGCGTCTGCCTCCCGCACTGCAGCATTTCTATCAAAGCCAACGCTCATCAGCAACTTAATCATACGTTTCCTTTTCATTCGGCCCACCGCAGCTTTCTCTCGACCCACTTCCACAAGTTTTCAAACGGATGCTCCACGGCATACTTAAATGCCGATGCGTACTGCACACCCACATTTTTCGCAACTGTCAAATCATGCGTCAGCCGCGACGCCTCCGCGTTCGCCCGCCCAAGCGCCGCCTCGGTATCGGCGAGCTTTGTGCGCAGGTCCTTGCTTTCCGCAATCGCTGCATTTCTTTGATTAGTCATCGTCTCAACATTTACGCGCTCACGGCGCAGCTCATCAGCGTCTTCCTTTATTCTTTTGCGCTGTACCTCTGTAACGTTGAAGGCGTTGTTAAACCGCCCATGCCAGTATTCTGCATTACCCGTTGCGTCTCGCGCTTGATCGCGCAACTCATTTTTCTCGGCAACACACTTGGCAAGCGCGTCGTTCTGTTCTTCAATTCGTTTACTTAGCACGGCAATCTCCTCGTTGGCCCCTGCATTGGCCTGCCACGCCGTTTCCAACATGTTGAGCATTTGTTCCTTCGTGGTCTTCTTCAGGTTGATTTTTTGCACGTCAATCTCCTTCCATCGTCATCTGTTGATACTCTTCCACGCGCTCGACCTTGACCACGCGCACGCCGCCGTACTTTTCAAAGTCCATCGCCACTTTTTCTTTGATTCCCTGCGGATCTGCATCGTCCGGCGCGTCCAGCGCCAGCGTTACCAGCAGCCTCATATGGCACCGTCCATCTTTGCCCCGCAGATGGGGCAATACTTGTAATGATCGATTGCATGTGCATAATATTCCTGCCCGCAATTTGAGCACTTTCCAAAGCCCCACCGACACCTGCAATTCTTGTCAAAGCACGGCTCCCACCGCGCATGTACCACCGGCGCAACATCGACGGCAGGAGCGGCTGCAACAATCTCCATTGCCATAGCGCCGTCATATCCCTCTATCCATTTTGCTGCCATGACGTTTTTCACGGCCACTTCTCGCTCAATGCATTCAGCCATTGTCATCGCCTCTATATTTGGCCTCGTACTGCTCCGGCGTAATGACCTCGATATCATCCGCAGAATAGCCTAAAGCCGAAAGGCACAGCGCCTTCGCCAGCTTGTCCTTGTCAATGGATGCAGCAGCGTCCTCGTACGACACGCCAGCCTTTGCCTCAAAGCTGATCTGCGCGCCAAATTCTCCGGCAACATCAAAACAAATCTTGTATTCAGCCATTGTCAGCCCTCCTATTCCACATGCTCGATCCGGTTCCGCAGTCGCTGCACCTTATAGACCCGTTGCTCCGCCACCGCGTCCTCGACCTTAAACTCGATCGCCATCTGGTCGAGCATGATCCCGACGTCAGCGATCTCCTCGGCGATGTTGGCAAGCGTGTCGCCGTCCACACGCCCGCGCAGGAACTTGCACAGCACGTCCTGCAGCTCGGCCATTTCCTCGAAGACCATCATGATTTGCGCCTGCGCGCCGTAGCGGCTGAGCGCTGCGAAGAAAGTCTTGCGTTCCATGTCAGTCATCTTCCATCGCCTCCAATGCTTTCTCCGCTTCTTCACGGGTGAGGAATACGGTCTTGCCAAAGTCCTGCAAAATACGTTCCATGTTAAGGAACGTGAGCTTGCTCTTTTTGATGAATCTGAACTCTGGCATGTAAACTCTCGCACGTTTTGTCACAATCAGATACACCGTATCGCACACCTTGCACGGCAGCACCACCAGCCGCCCATCCTTGTCGGCATCGGCCAGCTCGCGCAGGCGGGCAACGCCCTCCTGTTTCGTATCACGCATTACGATGTACCGTCCTTCCGCGTCTGCTCGCGCAAATTCGGCACAGCGTTCCGGAGTCAGCCCCGTGTCCTCGTAGGCGGCGAGGCGCTCCCACACTTTTCGCTGGGTACAACTGCCGCTTTCGCAATAACTGCCGCCTGGAATGACATCGCATTGCGCAATGTCGCAGAAGTTCCCCTCAAATGTCAGTCGTTCCATCACTCCACCTCCGGCCCATCCGGCAACGGCATCCACGCGAGCACCGTCGCTCTCGCTCCGCGCACGGCATCGCTGCCCCATACATTGCCCCACGGGGTAAAATATCCGACTCGCTGTTCTTTTTCCATATTACCCGTGGACATATTGTAATACTTGACCCAGCAGAGATAATCGCCGGCACTTTCCGGCAGCCGTTCCGTCACCGGCACCCATTTCTCTCGCTCCTGCAGCACCGCGATCTCCTCGGCGTAGCGCGCGCAGCGGTCGGTCAGCTTCTCGATCAGCTCCGCAGCCTCCCGCGCGATTCGGCAGCCGTGAATGCCGCAGTCGTGTTCGCGCCCGCAGCCCATGCAGGCCAGCGACCCCGTTTCCACCTTTAAGCGCCGCAGCGCGGTCAAAATCTCTTCGTTTTTCATTTTGTCCTCCTCGGCCCATAGCCTAACTGCCTGATCTCCGGATAGCGCTCTGCAAACGGGTAAAGCTGGTTGTCCCCGATATAGCTGCGCGTCGCCCGGTCAAGTCTCTCCTGGTAGACGTCTGACTCCTCGGTGCTTTGCATCGCCGGAAAATAAACGTCATACGTCTCGCCCCACTTTTCCGCGAGGCGGCTGAGGCGGTCATAGCCCCAGCCGAAGTCCTCATGCATCGTGATCAGCAGCGTGTCCAGCATGTATTGTTTCATCGTCCGCTGCATCACGTCCAGCAGCGCTTGCGTCCTCCCGTCTCTCTGCTGCAAATATCCGGATCGCTTCATTTTTCATCCTTCCTGCACCATTGGGCAGCGTTACAAGGATCATCACAGGCCTTGCAGCACTTATTGCATTGCGGATGCGATGCTTTGCATGCCTCACAGTCATCCTTGCGCCCTCTCTGTCTTTCGCTGATCAGCAGCCAGCTGTCGCACTGGCACTCGACGATATCCTGCACCGAGATCCCAGCGTCGGTCGAAATAAACGGGTATAGGCGCTGCCGCCCAGCCCTGTCGGATAGCTCAGCACGACCAGCGCGCCCTCCTCCGGCCAGTGCTCCGCATCCAGCGGCAGCCATCCCGGCGAGCTCGCCGCCTTGGCCGGCGACGGATCATCTGGATGCAGCGTCCAAAGGAGAACCTCGTCCCAGTCGTCATAGCCGCTTTTCAGCCTACCGTCGATGTATTCGTCATCGTCAACAATTCCGCTTTCATCGATGAAAACAATATGTGCACCGTCTGGCGGTTCAACGTCTGATTCGTGCCATCTGAGCGCAAGCAACTCTTCGTTTCGCTCTTCTTTTGATTTGATCTTTTCGCGGGTTTCACTTGCCTGCACTGGCCCATCCTGCATGCTCATTGCCGCAAGCATGTCCCACACAGTCGCCCACGGGCGCAAAATGCACTTTCGGTCTTCACCGCGCAGTCTTAGGCCCTTAGCCTCCCCCTGCCAATCAAACTCTTTGCTGCCGCCTCCGGCCCACCGAAACGCTTTTTTAAGCGTCTCGATCCCTTCCTCTCGATTTTTACATCCTCGAAGCTCTCTTTCAAGACGTTCACGGATATGCCCGAGCAACTCGATATACTTTTCATCCTCTGCGGCCTGCTCGTCTTTCGCTCTGGTTTTAACGAACTCCTGCACGTTCTTGATCGCCCAAGGTTTCCCGTTGTCGATCATCCAGTCCAGCAGACGGTACTGCGTATTGTCGTCCATGCGGGCGATCTCAAGCGCTGCGGCCTCCGGCAATCTGCCCTCTTCCCACGCCCTGCGAATCCCTGGCACCTTGAGCCCGTTTTTGATCGCGCTCAGGTTGGCGAGTTTTGTCTTATTGACCTGCATCGCCTCGGCCACGCGGTCGCGGATGCGCCCCGGAAGATCTTCGCCCGCTTCGCGGCGCTTGATGTAGATTTGCGTCAGCCGCTCGGCCTCCTGCGCCAGCACGGCCGGTGACTTAATCCTCTGGCGATTCGCCTCAATCACCGCGCACTCTTCCTGCTCGGTCGTCATGCTTGGCAACACCCGGCACAAAACGCGCTGGAACCGCTCGGCGACAGCGTCATCCTTGTAGGATGCCAGCAGCCGCACCGCATTCATCCGGCTGTGCCCGGAGATCAGCCGGTATTTGCCGTTTTCCGCGGGCACAACGGTCGGCGGCTCCAACATACCGTTTGCTTGAATGGATTCCATCAGCTCGGCGAGCTTTTCGTTGTCCGGTCTCGGGTAAAAGTTCAGCGGGTTGTCGAGGATGTCATTGACCGCGATCTCACGCGTCGTATCCGATTCGGGTACGCCCTCGACCGGCGTGAGGAACTCGCTCATGTCAAACTTGCCCTTAGCCATTGACCGCGCCTCCCTTGCTCAAATACTCCCGCGTAAAGTCGTGATACGCCTTTGTCGCGGCGTCCTTGGGCGCGTAGCCCATCAGCGTCTTGCTCGCGTTGAGGTTGGACATGCTGGCCGGCACGGACGCTCGCAGCGGGATCGCTGCCTCAAAAGCGGGGATGCCGCTCACGCGCAGCGCCTGCTCTGCGGCCTCCTGAATGCGCGTGCCGCGCCGCTTGGTGATCAGCGCGCCCGCGATGCGCAGCCGCGGATTGACCGTGCGCATGTTGGCGACCTGACTGCGGATCTCGCCCGCGCCGTGGAGCGAGAAGCCCTCCAGCTCGACGGGGATGATGATCTCATCCGCAGC